GCGGAACTTTAGATGTAACTCTCACGTCAGGTTACAGCATCCCAACAACGTCAAGCCAATCTAACTGGAACACGGCTTATAGCTGGGGTAATCACGCAACGCAAGGCTACTTAACATCTGCGCCTGCGCCATCGTCTTCACAGGTTGCGGCTGCAACTGCGAATGTACCTTTTGGAAACATTGGGTCATATGCTTTCCTATATTCGAAAAACAATATGGGTATCTCGGGAGGCTCCACTTATAATGGGACGCTCTTTTATTATGGTGGTGTTCATGGCTTTGGTCAAAACACCACTCTCTATCACGATAATATTGGCGGTGGTACACCTTCTGGGACTTGGAGATGTATGGGCCACCAAAACTTTACCGCCCGAAACACAGGTTCAATATTTTTAAGGATTTCGTAAGATGGTAGATATTACAGAAGTAAGAAACGCCAAGTCAATGAATGCTGAAAATACGCAATTTGACTTAGAGATAAATCACCCAGACTATGGTTGGATACCTTACTCTCTGACACCGTGGGATGAGGACAATACTATTGATAATAGCGTTTTGCTTTCACTCATAGGAAGTGATTTCGTAGCGTATGTTGCCCCAACTCAGGCAGAGCTAGATGCTGCGCTTGCGGAAGATGAGAGATTAGTTAGGGATAGAAAGTTAGTCTTAGAAGTAGACCCTATCGTCACTAACCCACTACGCTGGGCAGACTTAACAACTGAGAAACAAAACGAATGGACACAGTACCGCACTGACTTGCTCAACGTTCCACAGCAAGCAGGCTTTCCAAACACCATCAACTGGCCCACTAAACCAGAGTAACGCGCATGGCCCTCATACCACTTAAAATCCCCGCCGGCTTTTATCGTACTGGCACAGACCTTGATGGGGCTGGTCGCTGGCGCGATGGTTCACTTGTCCGGTGGCGTGACGGGTCACTTCGGCCTGTAAAGGGGTGGAGGCAAAATGAAAATATTGACGATATATCAGAAAACCCGCCGCGCGGGATGCACTCTTGGCAGACGCAAGACAACTCAAGATTTTTAGCCGCTGGCACTTATAATGAGCTGAAAGCCGCTTTAGCGTCTGGGGCAGTCTACGACATTACGCCATCAAATCTCACAAGTGGATCTAAGGATGCGCAAGTCAACATTGGTTATGGGTACGCAGAATACGGGACAGGCATTTACGGTGACCCTCGCCCAGACACTGGAAACTTAGTTGAGGCGACCACTTGGTCTTTGGATAACTGGGGCGAAAATTTGGTTGGGACGTCGCCTGCGGACGGTAGGATTTGGGAGTGGTCTTTAGATACGGTTACTGGTTCTGAGCTTGTCCAGAATGGTACGTTTGACGTAACTCCGACTTCGCCTGATTGGGTTCTTGGCAGTGGCTGGGTTTACAGAGGATCCCCTGACTTTAAGGTTCGTTGGGATAGAAGTGCAGCGTCTGCAGTAACAAGTCTTGAGGCATATGTTTCTGGGTTATCATCAGGGACAAAATACGTTGTCACATTATCGCTCCGAGATGTTGATGATTCAGATGGTATTACGCCATCAGTCAAAATTAAAGTAACTGGTCTTGCCACATTAACTGAACTTATTGTGGATGATCTAAAGGTTGGCTTAAATACCGTCGTATTTGAAAGCGACGACAGTAGTGTGAAGCTGGAAATTTATCCAAACACTGCCACAGAAGAAGACTTTGACATCGACACCATAAGTGTCAAGGAGGCTGTCGAGGCGCAGCAAGTCGCAAACTCCCCAACGTCTGTAGGATCTATTCTTGTTACAGAGGAGCGGTTCATATTTGCGCTTGGATGCACAAGCCAAAACCCAGTGACGGGTTATTCTCCGCGCTTAGTCAGGTGGTGCGACAGGGAAGATAACACGGCTTGGACGGCGACAGCTCTAAACCAAGCCGGTGAAATTGAGTTGCAAACTTCAGGCAAGATTGAAACCGGAATTCGCACACGCGGCCAAACCTTAATTATTACTGACGTTGATGCGCATATCGCAAGATACGTTGGCCCACCATATGTATATGGTTTTGAGCGTGTGGGTACTTCATGTGGTATTATATCACGAAAGGCGGCGGCTGATGTTGACGCCGGTACATTCTGGATGGGCAAGGGCGCGTTTTACCGATTTGACGGGAACGTCGTTTCGCAAATACCGTGTGACGTCCATGATTATGTATTCAATGACTTGAATACAAGCCAACGCAGTAAGGTTTGGGCTTGGACAAACGGCCAGTTTAGCGAAATTTGGTGGTTTTACCCTTCTTCGAGTAGCCTAGATAACGAAATTGATAAGTATGTCGCGTATGACTACCTCGAGGGGCATTGGCTTATTGGGGAGCTATCTAGAACGTCAGGCGTAGAGCAAGGTGTGTTTGAGTATTCAATGTTGGCAGACGCAGATGGCGCGGTGTACGACCACGAAGTTGGCCGCTCATACCTGAACGGCGCAGATCAGGCGATTATATACGCGGAAACAAGCGCGATCAGTTTAGGTAATGGCGACCAAATCATGCAAGTCACAGACCTTATTCCTGACGAAAAGACGCAAGGCGATGTGAGTATAAGTTTTAAAAGCAGATACTACCCCAACGCCGAAGAGTTTTCTCACGGACCGTATACGCCGTCAAATCCGACGTCTGTTAGATTTTCTGGGCGCCAAATGCGCATGAAGGTTCAGGGTAGTGACCCGTATACGGATTGGAACGTAGGTACGATGCGAGTTAATGCAAAGGCAGGGGGTACTAGGTAATGCCAATCCCCGTCCTCCCGCCAATTGGCTCCGACCTACGCCAGTGGGGTAGGCTTATTACGCAATACCTTAGATCAAACCTATCAAAGTTAGGCTTCAAAACGGATGACGATAACCCGTCTGAAAATGGTGTCATACTTTGGGAGGAGACAAGCGGATACCCTGTTGTCTCAAAGAACGGTGAATTTGTACAAATTATACTTGAAGACGGCCACGCAAATTTCATCAGGTCGTCCACGTTGACATATCCTAGCGGCTCATCGCCAATAGCAATTCTCTTTGATGACCCGCTAAGCAGTAAAGGCATCAGTAAAGACGCCACCAACCCGACGCGCATTGTGTTCGACCAAGCTGGCGAATATCTTGTCATGTTTTCGGCGCAAATCTCTAGCACCTCGTCTAGCTCTGTAAACTTTTACTTTTGGGCTGCGATCAATGGCGTTGACGTGGCAAGCACAACTATGAAAAACACGTTGCACCAGAATGGCGCGACATTGGTTGTGTCTAGATCTGCTAAGTTTGATGTTAATGCCGGTGACTACCTAGAGGCGATGACAGCGGTTGACAATACAAACGGTAGGTTAGAGGCGTTCACGCAGGCTTTCGCGCCACATACGCCTGCGGCGACGCTTGCGATCACAAGGGTTCACGGCTAGGGGTGTTAATATGGAAGATAATGTTGTACATTTATACCCAAAGCCGCGAGTGTCTGTGCTCCCACTACTAAGAGAAGACTTTGACCGTTTTCTTGATATGGGCTTAGAGATGATAGCGCCTGCAGTTGAGCGGCAGTCTAACAATGTCACGCTGAAGGATATTGAGGACGATATAAGAGATGAGGGATCAGTTATGTGGCTGGTCCGATTAGAGGACACGCTAGTTGCGGCCATAACAACGGTCGTTGTAAAGCACCCTCAAAGAAACAACCTAAAGATTGAGTTTATGGGTGGCACTAAGATGAGCGAGTGGATGAACGAAGCGATCGACGTTTTGTCCGGTTTAGCCAAAAAAGCTGAATTAGGCGCCCTAGAGGCAGATGGCCGTATTGGGTTCGATAAATATGTAGATGCGTCACCGTTCCGCGAAATCTACAGGCACTATGTGATGGAGTTATCATAATGGGTTCAAAGAAAACAGAAACGCGGAGTATGCCAAAGTTTCAGGAAGACTTCCTGAGAAACACGGTGATACCGTTTGCAGAGGACTTTCTGGCAACCCCATATGAGAGCTACGGCGGTGACCGCGTTGCGGGGCTTACCGACTTACAGAAGGCGGCGCTTGCAGGGTATGGTGAATTAGACGACGGAAGCGAATTATACGGAGCCGCTAGTGATATTTACGGTGACCTAGGTGAGTTTGAAGCTCCAGAATTAGCCGGCACTACCATAGGCGACGTCGGTAGTATCGCTGATGTGGATATGGCAAAGTACATGTCGCCGTACACACAGGAAGTTATTAATCGCGGGATGGACGACATCTACCGTGCGCAGCAAAAGGGCATGGGCCAGTTAGGTGCAGCCGCAAGTAAAGCCGGCGCCTTTGGTGGATCTCGTCATGGCGTAGCAGAAGGCGTAGCCGCCGGTGAATACGGCAGAGCTGCAGGCGATTTCGCCGCGACGCAACGCGAGAAAGCATTCGCGCAGGCAATGGGTCTGGCTACAGGTGATATAAATCGAGCACAACAGCGTGCCTTAACGCAAGCCGGATTAGACCAGAGAACAGGGTTAGCTAACCAATCTGCAGCTCTTAGGGCGGCTCAGTTGCGCGGCGCTGGAGCGGCGGGATTAAGTAATGTGGCGGGCGCTGGTTTGAGAAATCAACTTGCGGCCTTAAACGCGCAAATGACTGCCGGTGAAGCGGAAAGAACGCTAAGCCAATCAGAACTTGATGCCGGTTACCAAGACTATTTGGCCCGTCTGCAGTATCCATTAACGCAGTTTGGCGTTCTAACTGGAACCGCTGGATCTATCCCGACAGGATACGGAACGACAACCACAACCACAGGCGGTATGGGGCCAACGCTAAGTGCGTTGGGTTCAATTGGTATGGGATTTGGTATGGCTGGTATGGGGCCGCTTTCGGGCTTGCAGGGATCTAATTTTGGCTTTAACCCGTTTAGTTGGGGTAGTTAGGAGTTAAGTAATGGGATTTCAAATAGATCCGGTGACAGGTAAGCTAGTCAGAACTCCTTCTATTATGCCGGAAGGAACCCAAGTTACGCCTCCAGATGTTCCGTTAAGTTTGCAAAATGACATATTCTCCGAGGGCTTTCCTACGGCGGATGACGCATCATTAACGGTAGACACTGGGCCAAAGCTAGTTGAGCCATTCCAAAATGTGAGCGCTTCGGTGACGCCCGCAAGTAATAATGTGACGCCTTTAAGTATGACAAATATTCAAGGCGAAGACCCTTTAGCGAGCAAGCCAGACACGTTGCCTAACCCAAAATCGCGCACCGGAAACACATCATCCTTTGCGAGTTTGATGAAGACGATGGGTGAGCTAGAAAACCCGATCCCGTTAGACCCGACGCAAAACCTGACAAAAAACCAACGTATGATTTTGGCGTTTGCCGCTCTTAAAGACGCCGGCATGGCGCTTCAGGGCGAAGAGGGAACGTCTTTCGCATCAACGCTAGAAGGGTTCAGAGATCGCCAAGATATGGAGCGTAAGCGTCAAGCGGCGTTAGCCCAGCGTAAAATGACAGAGCGCTTACTTGGCGGCGGAGAGGACGGCGCCGCAGGCGGTGGAGTTGGAGGCTTAACCGATGAGATGCTAATTAACGCAGCGGCGGCTGGGCTTATTGAGCCTGCAGCGGTTAAAATTGAGCTTGAGCGGCGCAAGGAAAAGCAAAACGATTTGCTAGATTTAGCGGGTAAGTACGGCACAATTGACTTAATTGATGCGTTAGAGGCACACCCAAATCTAGGCCAAATACTTGGGGCGGAAGGCACAATAAGAGGCGTGATTGATAAAATAGCGCCTGCGTTCCAAGAGGACTACAGCGAGTTAATGCGTCGCGTTGAGCAACTGCAAGGCGGTGTGTTTAAAGAGGCGTTCCGATCGCTTCGCGGCGGAGGGCAGATCACTGAGAAAGAGGGCGAGAAGGCTTCTGCAGCGCTCGCACGATTGAGCACAGCGCAAGGCGAAAAGGCATTCCGGCAAGCGCTTGCTGAATATAAATTCTACATCAGGCAGGGTATTGCTCGCCTAAATGGCGAAGATATTCCGCTTGATAACTTCTATATTCCCGAAGAAACGGTATCGCCAGAGGCGGAAGCAGGCGCGGGCGATGATGTTATCAGCGATGAAGATTTAGAGAAAATTTTTGATTAAGGTAAGGCTATGGCGTCAGCATCAAAGATATACCAAAAGGCTCAAGAGGCATTTGATAAAATGCAAGATGCTTTGGCTAACAACGATGAAGCTGAAGCCCAAAAGTTTCGCGACATAACGCAAAAACTTGTTGGACTTTACGAGCAGCAAAAAGAAATTGAAGCCAAGCGCCGAGGCCCGACTAAAGAGGCGGCATACTCAGCCGGTGCAGGCGCATTGCGCGGCGCTGGGGAGCTTGTTGAGTTTGGGTCTGGGATAGCTGAATTCCTACAAACTGGAATGGCCGATAAGGTTTCCGATCTACTGCCAAGCCTGACGGGGGCGATTGGCGGTTCAAAGCCGATGCAGGCGGTGTCAGACGTTGTGGCTGATCTGCCAGTAAGTAAAGAGGCGGGTGACCCACGCACAATGCCGCGAATGATATCCGACGTCACTGGCGGTTATTCGGCCTACGAAAGTCCAACAACGCTTGGGCAATATGCCGGCACAGGCGGTGAGTTTGTTGGCGGTTCTGCAGCAATGCCTATAGGCGGTATGCTGCGCTCCATGGGCCAATCTGTGTTGCCGTCTATCGCAAGCGAAACGGCAGGCCAAGTAGCGCAAAAGTATGCGCCTGAGTATGAAGACGCAGCGCGCTTCGTGGGCGCTTTAGGCTCGCCTGTCGTGACAGAAGGGTTGAAGGCTGGCACAAGAAAAATGCTATCTGGCGATACACGCATGGGCCTCGAAGGCTCCGAGCGCGCAAGAAGTGTCGCAACATTAGATGAGGCCGGCGTGCCTCTGACAACCGGCCAGAAGGTTGGCTCTGAGAAACTGATGCGCTTGGAAGGTGTTGAAGCTGCAGATACTAGCACGCTGGAAGGCATCTCAAAGCAAGTTATGATGCTAATGGGGTCTGATGCCCCGAAGGCGACACGTTCAGCTCTGAAGGAGCGCAAGGATAGCTTGGGTAAAGTGTTCGACCAAGCCGAGGCAGTCGCGGATGATGTTGCTACGCAGGGTGACATTGACGCATTGAACGGCGTCATATCAAGATTTGAAGACGCCGCAAGCGACGCCACAATTCCCAAGGCAGTCTCCGAGCTGTTAAGCAGATTTAAGAGCGGAAAGCAGATTAGCGGCGAAGCTCTAGCCAACTTTAGGACGCGGTTCAGTAATGTGATCGAAACCTCAAAGGGCGACGAGCGCGCTGCAGCGGCGCTAGGCGCTAAGGAAATCTTGGATGATATTATCCAGCGTAGCGTTCAAGCGCAGGATCCTAAACTCTTTGACCAGCTAGTGCAGGCTCGCCAACAATATCGCACATATCTCACAGCCATGCGTGCGATAAACCGCCAAGGTGAAACATTCCGGTCGGGGATTATATCACCAAAGGCGCTAAGTAACGCAGCGCGCTTGCGTGAGGGGCAGAAATACCTGACAGGCGAAGGATCTCCGTTGGCGGATTTGGCGTTTGCGGCAGAAGAAATTGCGTCAAGCCTGCCAACAACCATGGAAGGTTCAGGCCGCTACATTAAAGGTTTAGGAACAGT